ATTGTAGGCATCATCGGAGATCTTACCATCTCCGTCTACGTCCATCTTTAAATAGAAATCAAAAGCAATTCCCCACTGGTGCTGTGACTTGTAGGAACTGCCTTTTGCATTGGTTACGATATTGCCCGGTTTAGTGCGCCCCTGAGCATACAGGGCATCCTGTTCTGCTGCAGTACGAAGGGTCTCGCTGATGGCTACGGTAATACCTTCTACTGCGCAGGCTTTGATCCAGGCAGCAGCTATCTTCTGTAAACGCGGATGGCATAAAGTAATGTCTCTCATAATATAACCTCCTTGTCCTTTTGCTTTAACATATGAATTTTATGAAAAAATTGTTTTTCCCGGTATCTTGAAAAGAATATTTGCATATGCTATAATGCCGTTAGGCAAAAAAGATATCAGTATCCATGGTGATACAAAACGAAAGCCCCTGAGTCTCAACCACTCAGGGGCTTTCTTCCTTTTTAGCAGTTAGGCATCTGCAGGCTGGTTACCGTTTACTTATCGCCGTCCAACCATTTGATGATGTAGTGGCAGGCTACACCAGCCGCAACAGCGACAATAAAAGATATCAGATAATCCAAGGCAATACACCCCCTTTCCTTACCGGTATAGGGGCGGTAACCTAGACATTATAACATATGCATGATTTTTATTCTACTGATTTAGGCATATTGACATTTGAAGAAAATAGAATATGATGTAGGCAGCTAAGGAAAGTGAGAATTCCATGTGGCAAAACGAAAACCCCAGAGGGCCCTAATCCTCTGGGGTTTTCTTGTTCGTTACGGTGAACTGTTCCGTTTAGGCTGTTGCTACCTATTTATCCCTGTCCAGCCATTTGCATATGTAGTAGCTAACTACGCCTGCTACAACAGAGATAAGAAAAGTGAGAATAAAATCTGCCATGTGGCTTTCACCTCCTTTCTGCTGGAGGTTCGGCAGCTCCTACATCATATCATATTTCATGTCAATATTCTACATAAATTGCGACGTCGCAAATGGCAGCCATGACCCGGACTGCCTGCGGGAGATGCGTGGATCACCTCCTTCTACTTCTTGCTTGCCTGTTTGATGACCTGGTGTGCTCCGGTTGCTGCCAGCCCGGATACAATGCCAATGGCTGCAGCGTTGATCACATCTGTTGCTGGAAACTCCGGCATGAGGTACATACCTGCTACACCCAGGATACCACCGGTCACTCCGCATACTACCGGGATAACCTCATCCTTGACCTTAGTGGTTGCCTTACATGCCATGCCGCCCAGGTAACAGATTGCTGTGATCGCTGTTACGCTTCCAATTCCAAAATCCATATCTATACCTCCTGTTCTGTCGGCTCATATGGTAAAGCCAGACATCTGTTATAAAGATCTTCTCCGGTTCCATTTCCACCCAATGCTTTATATGGCCTGAACATATACTCCAGATTGTCTCTGTCTTCCAAGGTACAATATTTCCTTTTTAAATAAAATGTACATGCCTGGTAAAGACGGTCATGGAGGAGTGCCAGAACTCCTGCGTTAATAGCATTTGTTCTGGCACGTTCTGCCTTTAATTGTTTGGATAATTTATGATATGCTCCGGAAAGCAATACAGAGATAATCCCAAACACCCATGAAACCCAATGCACAGATATGTACTGCATGATTGATTCCATGACTTACTCCTCCGTGATCAGATCTTCGCACTCCAGGTCGATCAGAACCTGCTTTACCTGAGGCTTGATCTTTTCTGGTACCTGTGCGTAGGTTTTCTTTCCCTTAACAATAAGGGTTGCATAAATAACAGCCATTTCATTCACCTCCTTCCTGAGTAATAAAAAGAGCAGCAGCCTAAGCATTTAATAATGCCTCAACTTCTGCTCTAATCTTCTCTGGAACATCATCAATTTTTTTCTTTCCCTTGCGGATCAGGTCCGCATATACTGTTGCCATGTAGCTTGCCATGATTAAGCCTCCTTTGTGATTGTAGTGGTCTGGTTTGCTTCGTAAAGTTCAGTCAATGCTAACTGAGTGTTAGTGACTTCATCTTCCAGTGCCAGATTAGCTTCATACTGCTCGGTAAGAGCTAACTGGGCTTCGGTGAGCTGGTCTTCCAGTTCTGTTACCCGGTTCTGTAATTTTCCAATATCTGACTCTGGTAAGTAAGTGAATACCGGCTTTGGATCATCTGGATTTGTCACATCAATACGCTCCAGCTGACCTCCGTCCGGTATGTCTACAAATAATGCCAGAAGCCCCTGTGGAACCTGGTCTTCTCCATAAAAAATTGACCATATTTTTCCGGTTGCATCATAAATTACTAATGCTTTCATACGCCTTTCCTTTCTGATTATTTATGATATACTGTTAATATCTTTTTATTTTTTTCTACAAATTTCTGCACCACCTCCCCATTACCTGTTGATACTATACTTTATGGGAAGTCGATATTCGGAGTTTCAGGTAATGTGAGAAAATTTGTATCTCGTATTGGGCAAGTAACTTCTGACAGTGACTATTATGTAACATTATCTCTTGGTTTTTATATTCAAAGTTGGATGTTTATGGCAGAATATGGCCCACATGACTTATCTACTTCTTGTCCTTGGGATCCGGCTAATCTAAGTGTAATATTGCCCAATTATACATTGGCTTCTCCGATTCGAAGCGGAACAACTTTTAAAGTAAAAGTTACAACCCGAAATAAGAATTACAATTACCTCGTTACAGGATACTATTAATAATAACCAAAAACTCTACATTTATAATTTCCCGAAGAACATAGGCACGGTATATAGATTGTCCCAGTGCGCCCTACCTTAGAGTTCCAGCTTACCGCGTGAAATCTAGCATTACTCCACACATGAAGTATACCATCGTCTCCAATGGCCGATGTTATATACCCGGCATATGGCTTATTGCAATTAATTGAGGTTGCGTAAAACCCACTAGGCAACGAAATAGCCACATAATTATCATATGTAAGAGAGTTAGAATCAAGATTATCAAAAGCTCTCGTTCCCGATGCAATTGTAACCGTTTTATCAATTACTGCATACTTGCGCACATTACCGCTAACTCCAAAAATGGACTTCCCATAAAGTATATTATTGCCAGTTAGATTTCCATCACCTTTGATAACAATATTACCGGTCATTTTCTTACCACTACATGATACTGTCTGCTGAGCTGCCTTAGGCGTATAAGTTCCACCACCCATAGTACCCATGGTACCGGTCTGCTTGCTTTTGGGATTGGTGGTATAGAAAGTTTTGCCTGATAACACATCACCGGCTCCAGCATCGCCACTAAGGGTTAGTGTACCAGTTAAAGGATTGCCATCCTTATCTACGATCACTTTCCCAGATAAGATATCATCTGCTTCAGCTGTGATCACATCTAAATCGGCATCGCCACCTCCGCCAGTCATTAATATTCTTCCCATTGCTACACTCCTTTTAGCCCGATCACAATGTCAGTTTCCGGCTTTTTGTAAACCTTAAAAGTCACGCTGCCTTCTGCCGTTGTCCCCGTACCAGAAGCGATGATACCAAAAGCTTTCATATATGCCTTCTGGGTTTCTGCAGGAGCCCCATCTTCCAGCAGACTTACAAAGATGGGATTATCTTCTGCTGTAACACCTTCTACCTCAACTGTCTGGCTATATGGGGCTGCATCGCCCGTCCAGCCGCTTGCTGTAAGAGTGACATTAGCAGGTTCACCATTTATACGGTTGATAGCTTTGTTTGTGGAATTGATATCGTTTGCTCCAAAGGGATCCCCTTCCTGCGTATAGACTGTTTCATCTGTAATACCGGAAGTCCCATCGGCATTTGATGTGATCTTATATTTCCGTGCGCCATCATACATGGCATCTTTATAATCCGTTTTTAACATATCTCTCCTCCGTTTAGGGTAAATGCAAGCTTACGCCTCCCTGTGATCCGGCTCTGGATATTACTGTACATCAGTCTGCAGGCCTCTTCGATACGGTTCAGTTCCTTCCAGTCAATAAAAAGCTGGTTCTCGTAAAACGTCTTCCGTTCACCTACCTTAAAAGGGAACACACCTACACAGATATGTTCCACATTGGCTTCAAACCGGTTGATCTCATCTGCATAAAAGCCATAATCCGTATAGGCTTTATCCCCGCCCATATCTTCAAACGTAAAATCCGGCCACAGGATAAGCGCCTGACGCCGGATCTCATTCAGATTTCCTTTTATGCGGTTATAATCCTTGATATTAAAATAATCACTGGCCTGCCAGTCTGTTTTTGGCTGTTGCCACATTGCTCATATCCCTCCTTGCCTTTAGGGTGCCGGACAATGCCCCATTAAACTTCAATGTATGTTCATATATCCGCAGCAGCAGATCTGGAACGTATTTATTTTCCAGGAATGCAATATCATTTGCATCAATACGCGGTTCTCCACGATATTCCAGATCATATTCCCGGTCAGAACGCAGATGATCTCCTATCCATTCAGCAAGATCGTTTGCATGCTTTGACGTAGATACAAGCGGATTTTCCCACGTTTCAACAGTCCCTGTGGGATTTAACTGTCTGGTCACAAGCGCCTGTGTTACATTGTATTCATATCCATTTATGGTCACTTCCGTATCTGCTCCACCGGCAACCTCTACCGTAACGTAATATGCACTGCTATCAATGATCTGGACATTTGTGCCACCAGCTGCATCTACTTCATAATCATAAGCCGCTGCATTAAGATAAAATGTATGCCTGGTTTCATCTGCCAGTACAGTTTCCTTGACCAGTTGCCTTTTCTCAGTTCCTGATGCATAGATCGTCCTGGTCATCTGCAGTTCACGGACTTTTGCCAGCTGGGTGCCTTTGGGAGTTTTTTTCAGTTCTTTGCCATAAGACAGTTCATAATCAGTACCGTCCCCAAATGTGATCTGTTTCAGGTTTACCCTGTTAAACGGTACTCCCTTTGAAAATTCAATCTGCAGCTTATCAAATTCCGGGAATTCATGATTGACCACAGTAACTTCAGAAAGAGAAGATATTTTATACTCTTCCACCAGTTCCTCTCCCAAATAGGAACGGAATACCATACCAGACGGATGATTACCTCCAAATTCCAATGTAAGGCCAAAGCACTTGTACCGCGCTTCCAGAACGATAGTCACCAATGGATCTTCTGTAAATGTCCCATCTTCATCCGCTACTGCTTCCGATACATATCCCACATCCAGATAGTTTTTATCCTGATATGGCAAAAAGAACTGTACAGCTGATGCTTCTGTGTGATTCTTTTCCGGTGTGGCATAAGTGCTTTTTTCTGTTGCATCCAGTACTGAAGCCGTATTAGAAAAGTAAGTTTCATTTGCTGAACTTGCCTGCATGTCCGGTATAAAACTGGACTTCATAAATATATTTCCATTCCGGTCCTGGTAAAGAATACAGCGTCCGGCATTTGCGATCAGCTGCAGTGCTTCTTTATGGGATACTACTGGCATTGGATTATAAACCATAACATCTTTTAGATAATTATCAAGCCAATAGGTACGGCTGTCTATTCCGGCATCGCCAAAGACATCAACTGCAAGATCATACAGGCTTATTCCATCAGGATAATATTTTCCGCGGCGGTAAGTTCCATCCATGCCATCAAAACGATCCGTAGCAGTAAAACTCATTTCTTCATCATCTGCAGACCATTCCCGCAGATATACCGTGGTACCGGGCATCCACTCCACATTTCCATCATCCAACTCCTGACCATAAATTACATTGATCTCCTGGCCATTTTCCAGGAAATTTACCGTACTCTCTTCATTTTCAATGTCATATGCACGGTTTTTATTATCAATGGTTATGTTCAGATCAATGGATGGCAGATCTTCCATAACAGGACTGATCCGCTCTTTCTTTGTGGCTGACAATATCTTCTGGTTATCAAAGTAGATACCGATCCCCATCGTGATACGGTGGATCCGCAGCCGGCTTTGCCCATTGACCATATCCTTTGGCACAAACCGGAGAAATGTTGCACCAGGAAAGATCTCTTCCGTCACAAAATGCCCTGTATCATTCCCTGTGATCTCAACCGTATGTTCATCTGATACAATGGAAAAATCCACAGGATACGCTTTGCCAAATTCTACTGTGAGACCTTTTATATCGTGCTGTACCGGAAAACAGATCTCAACCTCACCTAAAAGATCATCTGTAACGATCCCCTGGTTAAGGACTGCATCCTGACGTTCCCTTGGCAAAAAATACATACTCCCATCTACGGTACTGTAATCCTGGTCACAGGTTTCATACAGTTCCGAAACCTCATAGTTGTTGAGTGGCCAGGTCAGATTGCTATAATAAGCATATTTCTCCTGGTCAGGTATATAAGCAGATGCCTGGGCCTCCTGATTGATCAGACCAATACTGACGCGCATATAGGAATGATCACGATACTGCTTTTTCATTTCCTGTTTATATGCATTGCTTACAGCTTGCATTATTCTATCACCCCGCAGTCTATGATGTTGACCTTACAGTCCCGGTACTTTGTAGGAAGCCCTGATCCATTAAATTCAACCGGCGTGGCTGTACGGTTTCCCGGATACATGCGGATCGTCTGGAAACGATTGTTTACCATATCCGGGATCCGGGCGGTCACTACAAATTTGTCAAATTCCTGCAACATAGCTGACCAGGTAGCTGCATCCAGGAATTTCCACTGCAATGCATCGAATTTATATTGATCCCTGCCAACCTTCTGTCCAACAAATTCGCCATTTGCATTTTTTCCGGAACTAACATTGGTTGCAACTACAAGATTTCCACCTACATCAGGAGCCGGGAACTCCCGGCCATTGATCGTTATTACTGCCATTTGTTACCGCCTCCTTACGTTGTCCTTAACGTGTAACCGCTTCTCTTTTCCAGATCCGTCAATTTCTTCTTTACATCTCGGATATCAATGCTCACTGTCAGGTCCATGGCCTCGATCAGATCCACAATGCGCTCCAAAAGTTCCTGGATGCGCACGATACGTGAATCATCCATACCAGTACCATTCTGTGATAACGCCATGGCGCGGCTTACCAGGTTCATAAGCCTGTCATCATCATTTTCATAAACAGCCGCACGGCCTGTTACTGCCAGCGGCGGTGCTGCATTACCTGCTACACTTGACATCATGGATACAAGCGGAGCCATACAGGAACGCATGCCGTTCTGGACTGCCTGGGTAATGCCCTGGGTGATCTGCTGGTTATTGGCAACTGCTGCACGGCCGCCCCAGCTTCCAACCATCTCTGGGATACCGTCTTCACGGGCTACGAACATCTGACCAGATTTAGGGAAGCCACCGGAAGCATGACCTGATACCGGTGAATTGGTACCATAATCCCAATCATCACTGTCATCTGCTTCCTCATCATCTTCTGCATCCTTCTTTAGCACTCTTGAAAATACTCTTTGCACCTTCTACAATGCCATCCCAGACACCACCGACAAAATCAGCACAGCCCTGTAGCCATCCGGCAATGGAACCCCAGACGGATTTTAAGCCGTCCCAGAGTTTGTTCATGATGCTCTTTCCGACCTCGATCATTGCATCCGGTTTAAACACTTCTTTGATCTTTTTCCAGATATCTTCAAACCAATCCTTGATAGCGTTCCATTTTTCTTCAATGGTCCTTTTTACACTGTCCCAGATCTCTGAAAGCTTGTCTCTGATCGCTTCGAAAATAGATGTCTGCAAGAGCTTTGATTGCATTCCACAACATAGAAGCAAATGCCTTGATCGCATTCCAGCGAAGTTCCCAAGAAGTCTTGATATTCTGTAAAGTTCCCGTAATAGTAGCATGGATCAGGTCCATTAAAGTTTTTACGATATCCTTCATGGCGTTCCAAATGCCACTGTAATACGTTTTTATTCCATCCCAGGCTCTTTCCCAATCTCCAGTAAATACACCTACTATAAAATCAATGAGACCACCTAATGCCGTCAACACATCCTGCAAGATTTCAGCAATATGACTTGCAAAGCTAAAAAAGGAATTAATAGCTGTCTGTACAAAATTTGCAATTACAGGAGCCGCTGTTTGTATGAACCACTCTATAAACGGAAGCAGTACATTATTCCAGAGTACGGTGATCGCATCTGCTACTTTTCCACCAAATTCCAGAAATGTTGCGATCAATGGTGCTAAATACTGCTCTGTAAAAGTTGAAAATTGCGTGGACAGGTTCTGTAATACCGGAAGAAAATAGGTATTATAAACATCCAGCAGAAGTGTTCCGATTTCAGTAAAACCCTGCTTAAAAGCCATTAACATTGGTGCAACATGCTCATCATAGACCTCTCCAATTTTGGCAAAAGTTGTTTCAACCAGGGATCTGATAGCTCCATAGATTGGCTCTATTGCAGAAAAGGTATCTTCTACTGTATCACGTATATAATCAGCATTTTCAATGAATGGTGCTGTGAGTACGTCCAGAATATCAGCTGCAATGTTTCCAGCCAGTTCCGTTATGCCCATAAAAGTTTCGGAAAAAATACCAATAATATCCGATGTAAACTGAACAGCACCGTCACTTCTCAGTGAAGAAAAAATAATTGCCAATGCTGAGCTAAAGTTGCCGGTTATTTCTGCTATCCTGGAACCGATATTGAACATCTGGACTATATAATCCTTGATACGTTCTTTGCGCTGTTCCAGGTACCTGCTGATGCCGCCCAGAAGATTATCTGCGATCGTTGCACCGATACTTGCTACAGAACCAGTGACTTGCCCTAAGGACCGGGCTAATGTATTGGCAAAACCTAAAGCCGCTGTCTGCACATCAGAATCAGTAAAAATATTCCCAAGGCTGTCTTTTATGGACTGGATGCTGCTTTGGATCGAATCAAATACAGATGTGTCGCCAAAAGCATCCCAAAAACCACTTGTAAAAGAATCTTTTAACTGGTTCAGCAGGCCAGCTATCTTCCGCAGCTTACCACTGACTATATCTTCCTGTTCCGGAAGCGTTCCCATATCAAAGTCATCTGCATTGTAGCCGCCTGCTCCACTACCGCCAGATCCGCTTCCGCTATCTGAACCACTATCCGGGTTTAAGATATTAAGCTCATCAATACCAGTGGTAGCCGTTTTGATATCCTTAGCAGCTTTCTTTGCAGCATTCCCAGCACCGGAAGCAGCCGTTCCAGCTTTATCTGCTGCGGCAGCTACAGCTTCCATACCCGCTGCAGTTGCGGATGCTCCTGAATCTTTACCACCAGACATCAAGGCAAAAAAAGCTTTAAATGCATTCACCAGGCTGAGTATTTTACCAATGACTGCGTTGATCACCTGGATGACCGGGGATAATGCAGCTATAAGCCCCCTGTCCTATGGTTGCCTTTAAGCTGTCAAACTGCAGCTGTAAGATACGGACCTGGTTCGCCCAGCCAGTGGATGTCCTGGAGAAGTCACCTGCTGCCGTTGTCAGCTGATCCTGTACAAACTTATACCGCAGGGCAACCTTTTCCATTTCCGACATCTTTGCTGTAGTCTTTCTGAAGCCATTTACCATAGCATAGCTGTCAAGAGCCGTCTGGGTCATAACAATGCCCAGGTCTTTCAAGCTTTCTGTTTCACCAGTGAATACAGACTTTAACTTCGTATATGCCTCATCCTGGCTGATGTTGTAGAAAGATGCCACATCTCCGGCAAGACCAGTAAGAATTGTGGACATGTCATATGCAGCCTTCTCACTGAAGCCAAATGCCTTTGCCATAGCTCCAAAAGTACCGGTAAACCGCTTTGCCATGGTCTCAGACAATCCAAACTGAGTGGCTGCATTCTGGGCAAACTTATCTACCTGTTTGCTCATCTGGGAAAATGTAACATCAACTACGTTCTGGACTTCTGCCAGATCAGAGCCTAATTCTATACAGGACTTTCCAAAGTCAAATACTTTTTTGACTGCAAAAGCAGCTGCAAGTGCTTTGCCAGCTTTTTTTGCCAGATTCTGTATCCCCAGCATCTGACTGTCAAACTCATTTTTATTTACTACCAGATCAAGCCCGATCTGGCCTACGCTGTCTGCTGCCATATATATCACCTGCCCTTTTCGTTAAGACAGGCACATCGGCACAGCGTCTTAGATCTTTAACTCAAATATTTTCCTGCATTCCTTATTTTTACATTTAAAAAAGATGCCCTTGCATTTGGCATCTTCTGACTTCATGGCATTGACCGGATGCCCGCAATACGGGCACCGGACTTTTTCATGCTTTACTTTTTCAATTTCAACCACCTCCGCATAATGCAGCGAACATCCTTTCCAGACCTTCCATTTCCCTGTCATAAGCCTCCGGAGTCATCTGCTCCATCTGATGTTTACGCCAGCTGTCATGGATTCTTCGCTGATCAGTGGTAAAATGTTTGATCACATTATCATCTGTTTCAGAACGTATCGCCACCACCCGTCCCAGGGGAGTTTCCGGTCCAAGTCCGACCAGCAGGGAACGGAACTCATCCCAGCTGACCGTTTCAAACTCTTTCGTCCTTATACGCAACCCGTACTGCGTCATGAAACTGGAAATGATCAGGTCCCAGTCTTCAAACAGGTCGTAGTACGGGTCAGTGCTCTCCCTGGCCTGTGATATCTCCTGTGATCAGCTTTATGGCCTCCTGAATGACAGTCATCCAATCTGGAACCAGCAGTTTCAACGAATCAATTACCTTTCTGGATTTTTCTGGAAATACCAGTTCGTATAATTCATTCATATTTTCTTCTGAAGTTCCACCATTTCTTGTAACATTAATTACTTTCATCATGGTAGGAGCATCTGCATTTACCTCCAGTTTTTCTCCATTGATCATCAGGCATGGATTCCCATCAAATGTAAGCTTATCTGTAATATCTACTACTTTTGCCATTGCTCATTGTCTCCTTTTACGCTGCCACTACCGGTGTATAGGTTGGTTTTCCATAACAAGTAACCTCAAACTCCAGGGCATCGATATTCGTTGTATCACCGCCTCCTGGGGTAGTCACATTTACTACTACATCACAAGCCAGCTTAGCCCCGGATGTCATGGTCCACTCAAACTTGGTCATTACATCCTGGCCAAATTTCCATGCAAGGCCTGCGATATAATCATTTCCGGCATCACCTACGGAACGCTTTCCCTTAAAAGCAAAGCTGAGTTTTTTGCCAGTCATAGCAGATTTGGCCCAGCCTTCTGCGTCCATGGCATACCATTCTTCTGTGGTACCGTCAATGGTTGGCGCAAAGTTCTCCAGATCCGCAGGCATTACCATATCGCCGTCCACGCTGTCCATACCCTTTGTACCAAATTTAAACACGTTATTGTGTACAGGATATACTTTTCCTCCTACTTCACTCATTACACATTCCTCACTTTCTTTGATAGATAAGATCCAGCCAGATCACATATTCATATACCCCATTATCATCCGTTCCTACGTCCTGGGGTTCAGGAACCATTAAACGAAGATAATTAATGTGGGTATCTCCTATGTCCAGACTGGATATGCTTCTAAGTTTCTCAAATAGTTGATAAGCAGCTTCTTCACTTTCCGGTTTGTCCCTGTTCCAATGGACCAGAAGAGAGAGCTGCTTTGTATCATAGGTAGTGTATTCCAGGCCACCTAAAGCAATATTGGGTGGTCCGGATCCACTTCGGTTATAAATACCTATGGATTTCTGCTGTTTATTATCCAGCTTGCCGATATAAACATGGCTCTCTTCTGCAATTCCAAGAGAAATGATCCAATCCTGTATGTCCGTTAACCGCAGCATCATACGCCACCCGCCTTTTTATAAAACTTCTTAAAAGCTTCCTTGCAAAAACCGGAGCTGACACCTCCCGGAAGCCATGGCTCAAACCATTTACCGCCTGCAAAAGGATTTTCATACTTCTGGAACTGATATTCCGGATGGTAATACAGCCGCCTTGCATATGGCGTGCTGGATACCAGGCTTACTTTTCCGCTAGAAGCTTCACTGGTGTCCACGAAGGTGCTTTCATTCTGCAGGTTGCCAGTATCAAACGGCATGACCTGTGCCTGTACCACTTCCGTATGCAGCGCTTCCGCCGTCTGCTCCAAAGCAACTACTGCTGCACGGGTCAGTTGGCTGATACGGGGCATGTTCAGCTTTATAGTTGACTTTACCTGCATCAGATCACCTCCAGACTGCAGTAATTTACCGTACCGTCCGGATTCCTGTTCTTGCATCCCTGCTCGATCCGGCGTTCTTCACCAAATACCGTTACTGTTCCGCCACTTAAAGACGGCATATCCGGCGCGATGTCTCCTGTAAAAAGCGCAGTACCAGTGATCTGCACCAGCTTCTTTTCCGCTGTCAGAATGGTCTTGGCTTTATCCTGGAAATTACACATCAGATCCGCATCCAGGCTGTACTTCGGCCTTCCCTTATTATCCAGTTCTTCCGATTCCAGATGAACATGCACAGGCGTCTTACAGAGCCGCTTTGGCACTAAACATGGATATTTCATAGTCTCACCTCGCTAAACGGCAGCAAAGGCCCGTCTGGCACAGCATAGCGTATACATCGCGCTTCATGGCAACACCTTTATCTGTAAACACGTTCCAGGAATTACCAAACTGCATGGACACACCGTTGATGCTGTAGCTCTGCAAAACCGTGTTGATCTCATCTGCATTTTCTGTCTCAAAGTCAGCCTGCTGGCAGACCACTTCCCGGATCAGGTCCTGCTGAAATGGTGTCAGGTTAGAAAATCCCTGACCTACGATACGGTTGTAAGTCAGGGAATCAATATGGCGGCTGGCCTGGCGGAGAGCCTTTTTAAGCTCATCCGTTGGCACAGCACTGCCTTCATATTCGGTCTGGTAATATTCCGGTGTTACATACGGCTCATAAGCCATAAGACCACCTCCGATCAGGCTCCGGTATACTCTGTAGTATCCACATCTACGTAGATGCTGTCTACCTTACCATCACGTCCATTCGGGAATACAAACACATCAGACAGCGAACGGTTCTGATACAGGTATCCGTCACCCTCTGTATGTGCTCCTGGTTCAAAGTAGTAGATGCTGGAGATCTTCGGAACGATCTTGCAGGTCTGACCGCACGCTACCAAAACATTGATCCTGTGCGCTCCTGTTACAGCAGCTACATGGTTTTCGGTATCCTCTGTCACCTTTTTCAGTGGTGCAAAACCGCCGTTCTCCGGCTCCCAGTCAAAGGCGTCATAGAAACGCTCATCATCCACTACTTCCATGATCGGCACGCCGTCAATGTCGGTTACACGGGTCTCAATTCCCATGCCGCCCTCTGCGACCTGGGTCATCTCGATCTTACGTGTAAATTCGGTAGACTGCTCCAGGGCATCCATAATGGCACTAGATACATACATCATCAACGTACCATTTGCTTTGTATCTTCTCAGCTTGCCCTTTGCCAGGATATCCTTCAGCATTCCGAATACTTTTGCCTTGGTATAGGTAGCTGTTGCTGTTGCACCATGGTATCCCTCTTCTTTCTGTGCTGCCTGAGCTACTTTCGCAAAGAACAGCGCATCTGTTTCCGGAACGACCTGGGTCTGCTCAAATGTGCGGGAAATGTTCTGAATGGATGCCGTTGCATTGGTCTCATCCACATCTGCCTTATCCACCAGGAAAGAAATATCACGGTCATGGGTAAGGGTAAACGGTACATCCTTCTGGGTATAATCGCCCTTATTCCACCCGCCATTTCTGTTGTGATTCTTATATCCGGAAGTGGACATCTGGGTAAAGTGGAATGTCTTGGCATCTAACCACTTTACATTACTTGTTACAAAGGGAGAAGTTAAAGTCCCCTGCATGAGGATCTCTAATAATTCAGGCTCCCATACCTGTGCATAGTTTAAATTTGGCATATGATCACCTTGTCCTTTCTTAAATCATTTGTTAGTTGTTCCAACGGTTCCAGCGTTTAGCCGGGACACCTGTCTGCTGGGTCTGTGTTGCCTGCTGTGCCTGACCCGCACCGGCATTCCCGCTTGCAGCTCCTACCTGTACAAAACCAGTAGTACCCGCGGCCTGTGGCTTCAATCCCGGAACGTCTTCCAGGACTTTATTCAGGGCTGCTTTTAAATTCTCTTCATTGACCTTTCCGTCCTGTCCTACTGTCTGACTGAGATCTGCCATTTTGAGGATGTATGGAATTGTCTTGGCATCAATACCCAGGCTTACTGCAGCAAGTATAGCAGCGTTCTGGATCTGTGCCTGTTTGGCTGCCTCCTGTGCCTGTGTCAGCTGGATCTGCATAGCTCCCACATCTGGAGTATTGGCGGCTTTCTGCTGCTTAAAAGCTGCGATCGCCTGCTCTACTTCCTGTTGGGAAAGTCCCTGCTGCTTAAAATAAGCTTTCAAGGCGGTATCTTCCTTAGCTGCCAAAGTGCCGTCAAGCATCTGCTGAATCTTTCCATAGTCAATCGCCGGAGCTGCTCCCTGCTGATTGCTCTGATTCTGCTGTGCTGTCGGTGTCTGCGCTTGGGCTGTACCTGCCGCCTGTTGTGTCTGCTGTCCCTGGTTCTGATTTGTTTCTGCCATGTTAATAGTCTCCTTTCCATTTTGGGAGTGTCACTCCTGTTACTGATCCATTCTCATCGGTGTCACCGGCCGCGCAGAGTTTAATGCCATGCTCGCGTTTGGGCATAAAAATAACACCCAGGACTTACCTGCGTGCTTACTGCTCAATCTTATTACATTTGGTACAACGTCTTACATAACCGCCATACGGACCGGAAGCCCGGCTCCAATGTTTTCGGTAGTGGTGGCAGCACTCTTTCTTTTTGAAAAACCTCTGCCTGATCCATGATAAAAGTCCCATAAGATCACCTTCTTTCATTTGCGACGTCGCAATTATTCTTAAAAATGGGTACAAAAATACCACCGGCCTACTGACTGGTGGTATTTACTGACCTTGTTCCCAAGCCCAATTCTTCACTTTTTTAAACGCTTCTACAGCTTCCTGTGGAACACCTTCAAGCTCGCCATCATGAATACATTTTGCATACGGCTTATAAGTTTCCATCGCCTTTTGAATCTCCTCCGGATACTTGCGAATTACCATGTTTCTTCCCTCTTCGATGTTTTACCATATATTCAGCTTCAACTTCATCATACCTATCAATCCAGAACATTTGATCTGCGTAACTACTTATGTCGCTTACATTGTACTCCGTGATACCTGCTCTGTCAATTGTCTTCTTTGCTTCTTTACAAGCATTCTCTATATACTTACCATAGTTTTCTCTTGTAATTTCACCGTATCGTTTTCTAAAATTTTCAGCCTGCTTCATATGCCACATCTCATGAAATTCAACATTTCCTTGATCTTTAATCACTTTACTGTCTGCAATCTGAGGGATATAGAAAACTACATTTTGTATGGCGTCATACTTCCCATACGCTGTAGGCATTTCATCTGGCGAAACTATAATAATTTTAGGCCTTCTCTCCAGCGAAACTTCCCACTCTTTTAAAGCCTGCTCCGTTCTCTGATTCAATGTATGCAACGCACGAGGTTTTATATTCGTCTGATTGGAAATGTAAATCTCTGAATAGCTTTCAACTCGCTTAATGTTTATTTTCTGCTGCTGTTTAATAAATATTGTTGATGCTTCACCTCTGGTAACTGGTCTGTACGCCTGGTCTTTCCACTCTTCCGCTTTTATCTGGTATTCTTTTTGATTCTCCTTATCCAGCGAATACTCTGCCAGTCTCCCATACTTTTCCACCTGGCGCTCTGCATACTGTTGCCTGGCTTCCTGCTGGTTCTGAAGTCCAATCTCTTCCAGATCTTCTTTAGTCCAGGTATCATCTGCGGTAGAAATACCAGGGAAATATGTAGTATGGCTGTCCTTGCATCTTGGATGATAAAGCCCTTTGCTGATTGCATAACTCATCAGCGGATATTTCTTCCCAGTCTCCGGATCCACGCCGTCCTTGCTACCACCGCTCCACACATCATCGATCAGGACCTTACCAACAAAAGGAAGGCACTTAGGACACGGGTTTCCACGCTTGGCCATGATAACTGTTGTAACTCCCCACTCCTGACGTTTTTCGCCCTCTCCCTGCAGGTAAGCTCTTTTACTGGCTGTCCGGATCGCCATATCTGCATAGTCTGAAAGCGTATGTCTGGCACCGTTGGCATACTCCACGCAGTTAAGACCACGGGACAGCATATCTTTGGTAGCCATGTCCACAGCCTTTTCATAGGTCCCGGCACCTGTATTGGCATATACCTGGGCATTGAAGATCGCTTTTCGGTAATCATCGTTAGCCTTGCGAAGCACCGCTGTTTCCACTTTCTCCATATCGTCTCTGGTGGCTTTGATCAGCGCTTCCAGTTTACGGTCATTCAGCTTAAAAAACTCTGCCGTAGCTCCCGAGCCAGTTTTTCTTAGCCCCCTTAAAGCCTTTCTTAATCGCCTGAAGTATACGCCTTTCCTGCTGCATACCGCCTTTTGACCGTGACATCCGGATCAGACTGTCAATCTGGTCATTAATACTTTTAAACTGCTTGCTGTATTTCTTCTGGTTACGGACTTTGTACTTTTCCAGGGCTTTTAGCTGCTCTGTCTGCCACATAGACCAGTTATAACCTTCTTTGGTTTCCTCTGCCCGATGCCGATCCATATTCCGGATCATAGAAGCTATCAGCTCATCCTCTATCTTCTGGAAAGCTGCAGCAAGATCATATTCATTCTTCCTTGGCATCAGTATTCACCCGTTTCTGAATATTAGCTGCAATCCTTGCACAGCGCTTTCTGTTTATGCAACGGATATTATTCTGGCAGTTGGGTGCTCTCATAACGCAGCTATACTCGATTTTCTCTAACTCCGGTTCAAAATCCGGACAGTATGCGCAAAAGTCCTGCAATAATAACGTAAATCCTGGAATATCCATACTACTATCTCCTGTTCGCATATACCTTATAGCCTTGTGCCTTAAAGTTACGGGTAAGATCTTTAAGCTGAGTCATGCTGCTACAACGGTCCACCCTTAATTCTGCATAGCCTTTTTTCTCAATCGCATATATTCCAAAAGGTACCTGCTCACTGGCTATTTCCAGCAGCCCCTGATACTCCTTCTGGCTCATTCGGTAAACCCGGTTCATTACCTTCACCTGCATTGCCTTCACCCCCAAGATTGACATTAAAAAGCCCGGCAGCCATATTGACTCCCGGTTCTTCTACCTCTGTAATACCCTGTTCTGCTTTCAGACGTGCTATTTCTTCCTGTTTCCACTGATCATCTCTGGAATCTCCATACAGTTCTTCCACCTGGGCTTCCACACTCATCAGTGCGACACCAGGCCGCGCTTTTGCCATTGTCTCAACCTGACTTTCAAAAGAAGGATTTGCGTACTCACCGAACGGAATATCCACCTTTACCTCTTCGATCGGCTTTTTCAAGAGGATGTTATAGGCATTAATGGCAGCGCTCACTAATTCCGGAAGCTTCTCCTGCAAGGCTTCCACGATAGCATTCCTGGTGTAAAGAGTTGTCTTTTCCTTCTCCCGCTGTGCTTCTGCATTATCCAGCTTCTTAACATCAATCCCCAGTGTACTTGGGCTGATGATCCCTTGCAGGCAGAGATCCAATGCGGTCACATAAGAGGCCAAATAACTGTCATGAGGGATTGTTGGCTGATCTGTCTGTATCTTATTTTCAGCTTTTTCTGACATGTCATTGTCACCAGCAAAAAAGCGGCAGTCAAAGGAATTAGCCCTGAGTGGTGCGCCAGTCTCTGGATTTTTAGGCACCAGGCATTCAGGGATGTATGTCTTAGCCCTTCCTGCTCTTAAAGCATCCATCCACTGGGACCATACCTCATCCAGCGCGTCGAAGCTGTCCAGTTTACCATCAAAGACTGATCCACCTCTGCCTTCATACTTCGCTGATTCGTATACGTTGATCGGTACTGCAAGGATCATCTGCTTATCAAATGAAACATCCTGAAGCGCTTCTGTTTCCCTAAGAAGGGCTTTATTCACAAGCGTATTGCCCTGATACAGTTCATTGGTTATATAACCATATCCGTATCTTTCATTTAATACATAAGTTTTTCCACCGCTTTTGTACAGCGTCTTAAAGATCACTTCCTGTATACGGTCACGTCTGCGTATGATCTCGATCCGTTCTCCCGGATACCATTCCAGGATAGGGAATTCACTTACCTGCGTATCAATAGTTACTTTAAATGCACCATCTCCGATACAAAGGATCTCTTTTAAGGCTTTTTCCATTTTCTTACGGAAATCATTTGCCTGTGCTATGCTTTCCCACAGCTGTTCCTGCTGGTCACTGTCAAAATCAAAATCATTCATATCTGCCATGGTAATAGCTGCCAGTGTGCGGACGATCAGCCCTGGAAGGCCTGTATGTACCTTACGCATTTCCAAACCAGGCGTACACTTACTTGCCCAGAACTTATATTGATCAGCACAATCACGCACTTCCCTGTACAGCTGCTCCAGCTCATTACTGTCACCTCTGTACCAGATCCGGTTGCGGATCGCACTTGTCTCAAAGTCTAATAATTCGTTGATCTGTATGTTATATGGACTGGCTGGAATCACGTTCAACCAGCTTCGTATCCCCCGCTTGATATTCTCATTCATTTGTTCCAACCACCTCATTTCTTATCCTCCTCAAACCCGATCATGTTGCGATACGGTATCCAGCTGTACTGTCCCGCATTGATCGTATGGTCATTTCTGTCTTCCGGCTTATCCTTGTCTTCTTCCCAACTATATTTTTCAAGCTCAGCCAAATGTTCTGGGCACTCATCAACCACCAGGTAACAATCCTGCTGGATCCAGCCAAGCTGCAGTTTGATACGGTCCAGGATCTCCAGTTTCTTGTAAGCATCCCAGAAGTTATAAATGCAGCCATTCAGACGCCTGTATTTTTTAAGCTCCGTCATGGTTGCCTGGTCAGCATTGTCTATGTATACATCTTTTGCAAATCCCCACTCCTTCCGGCAGCGTTCCAAAAATCCCACAAACTTTACAGCCGTATCGCTGGGAGCAATGGGATTTTCCAATTCTGCATTGTTGTAAACCTTTTCTGCCAGCGTGATCAGCCGTCTGTCTTCTGTAATTCCCTGAAAGATCATTGAGATCGTATCTGGTGACTTGCTGGAATAAGCTGTATCCAGTCCGCAGGAAAACTTCTTCCAACGGATCCGGCCCACCTTTACCTCTGCTCTTACCCAGGCAGCAGTGACAACATGCTTTTTTCGGTCGAAGTTTGGAAACACCAGACCAGTTGCTTTTCCGCGCAGCCCCTGGATCTTATTCTTCCAGATCTTTGTACCCTTCGGTGTATTAGCCAGGATCTTGTCCAGCTTTTCCTTAGGCAGACCCAGATTATGGGCAAAAGAAAAGAACCAATGCACCCAGCCGTGCTTTGGCTCTTCTTTCAATTCATCTTTGATTTCCTGTGGTGTTTCCTCTTCCCACTCTGGCAGAGGCCGGGAGCAGTTGATGTACTCTTTATACACCGGTAATGACGGATCATCCGGATTAAGCGTAGCCATAAGATAATCACAACGCATGGCAGCTTCTCGTACAAAGTCTATATCAGCTGTGTTGATCTCATCAATATACAGGCAGCCATACTGACCACCCAGAGCCTTCTGCCATTTCTTCTTGTCACCGTAGCCCATCACGTATATGACTTTATCACCACCGGAAGTATGGAACAGGATATGAGGGATCTTATCGTCTTTGGTTCCGTTACCATTGTACTCAACGAGGACACCAAAATCATCCATGATGCCAAGATCTTTGTTGATGATGTTCTTCTCAGCGGTACCGGTATCCTTGGCAGCTATGATGTGCAGCTTCTTGGGAGACTCTGCCACTTTCAGCATGAACTTAAACAGCCCTACTGTGGTTTTTTCCGGCCGCTGTTGTCCCTTCCAGGAACTCTACCGGCGCATCACATCTGAGAAAGGCTTTGTATTTATCTGATAACAACAAACGTTCTGCACTCACTATCCACCACCACGCATCTGCCGGATCAGGTCATCCAGCTTAGTCTGCTCTGCTTCCAATCCTGTAACTTCCAGCTTATCCTTAAACATGCCAAGATGCCGTCCCAGAAGCTCCAGAGCCTTTTCTTTATCATTCAGTTTGAGTTCTATACCGTTCTTTCCTTCTTTGATCCCGGCAATAGCCTTGATCTGATTCTCTGATAGCTTACTGGTGTCCGTCAGGATCACGTTTCCATGAGAGATCTGTACAAAGTCTGTAGCCTTGGCAAAGGCGATCGCAGCCAGTTCTTCAATCACGCGGTCCTGTGTGACCTCCGTCCGTTTCTGGCGCTCCTGCATGCGTTCTGAGATATAAGCCGCAACCTTAGCATTTCTTAGCAATCGACTTGCATTAGCCGCTGCTATATCATCATTCTTCACTCTTGGATAAGCGACCTTGTAAGCCCGCGTGGCATTCAGGTCAATGAGATATTCATCTGCAAAAATCTTCTGTTTTTCTGTCATTTGGGCTCACCTCGCTTTCGCCGGTTTTGAGTATAAGAAAAGGAGCCACGCGGTGGTGGCCCCTTTCTACTAAATCTACTGCTATTTCTCTATCTTTCCTTCTAGACGCTCATAATCTCTTTGCCCAACTAGTGTATAAAGGACTTCATTATTATTGCGAAAAGCTGCCCATATATCATCAGGATTATTATTTATCAAGAAATCTTTTAGCTTCTTATAAAATGTCATCATGCTATCACAAAACACATCTATTATCTTATCGCTCAACTTCATCCGCTAGCAATAATTCCTCATAGAAACTATACATCGGAAGTGTAAAATTAGCGTTACTATGTACGACATTACAGCATTTCCCATATTCTCCTTCTAAATAGCTATAATATTCCTTACAACTATTTGCTGCAAATTCTGCAAACATATTCCTAACGCCTGTTGCATTCATATCATCATATTTTAATAAAACTCTTATTAAATTCTCAATCAATGAACGAAATGTTACATAATATATTCTTATTGAATTTTGGGATAATGAATGCACCAACAATAACATGTCACTTATCAAACAACTATAATAATGCGTCTGATTGTTGTCCACATAAAAATTAAAAAAACTTCTTTAAGAACAGCACATTTTTAGCCACATACGCAATCTTTACTTTTCTGAATTCTTCTATCTCCACATACCATATTGCAAAATGTTTCAATATCCTTTTTACAATTATCTGCTTCATAGTATCTATTCAGCATTACCAAATCCTCTTAACCATTTTTCTAATTTATCATTTTCATTTCCCTTACGATATCTTTTTATAACTTTATCTTTCTCTGGAATTTCTTCCGAATTTTTCATAATCACACGCATGGTATGTAACACTTTATCATCATCAATTTCTTCAATATTTAGCAACACCCTACAAGTCCTAGCTGCCATTAAAGTACGTGATTTAACCACATATGATGGAAATTTTTCTTTTAATGTTTGTTCAATGAATTCACTAACTTCTGCATTTGTCTTAATATATTTTCTCGATATAATAAAAACACAAAACAAACTTATTAGATCTAAAATATCAAGTTGTTTTTTCTTCAATCGATCTTTCACTACTTTTTCGAACATAAATTCACTATTATTCATTATATTGTTCCACCTTTTTCAGAAATTCATCACAAAGCACAGCAATCTCTTCTCGTGATTTTTTATACTTAGAAGAAATATTTCCCTGCAACCCAACCAGTAAGTCATTAACAAAAGATGTTGAATTTGAGAACAATCCAATTTTTTTAACGATGTCATCTTTTTCAAATGTTTCTTTAAGCATTAATGTTTTATGCGTTAAATCTCTAATCATAGTATATACAACGCCTAATGGACGAATTCCTATATGTTCATTTTCATCCAATCGATCTATTACTTGTTTTAATAATTTAATTCCCAAAATAGAATATCTATCAATTCGATTTGGAACCAAATAAAAGTCCGAAGCTATTAATGCCGCATCTGTATATACACTAATGGTAGGTGGACAGTCAATAAAAATAAAATCATAGTTATCTCTTAATTTATTCTCATTGATAAAACGCTTTACTTTTCTCGCTTTGGTTCCATCTTTATCGCTTTCTACAAGAATTAAATTGATAGTTCCAGGAAGCAAGTCCATATTATCATTTAATTTTACCAATACATCATCAGGTGTTGGGATGTCAACTTTCTTTGCAAGTGTAAGTTGTGACTGGAATAGCTTCATTACTGTTTTATTATTGTCCCCACTAGAATATTCGTTCATATACTCATCTTCTAAGTCAAACTCATTGATTAAACTTTGTGTTGTATTGAACTGTGGATCTAAATCAATAAATAAAATTTTCTTCTTACGATATGTAGCTAAGTATTCTCCAATTCCAATGCATAAAGTTGTTTTTCCAACTCCACCCTTCATATTAATGAATGAAACAACTTTTCCGCTCATGTAATCTCCCCTTCGACATTTTTCTTCAGTATAACACATGTTACCTAAAAAACAACGACAAAAGACACCCTTTCACAAGGATGTCTTTCATGCTACCTGGAATATCCGGGTGGAGATCCCTAAACCAGGCAAATCGGAACGGAAGGACTCGAACCTTCGCTTAGGACACAAGCCATTGCTCTACCCACTGAGCTACGTTCCAAGGGGGAGGCAACAAGCTTTCGCCTGCTGCCTGGTGGGGTTCGACGTAAGCCGCCGGCCGTATGCCTTTTGGCTTCATGGTACACTATAGCATTTTGAAAACGAAAAATGTGAAAATACGAAATAACTTATTTTTCTTTCATGAAATTCGTATACTCCATTCTCACACCGTCTGCTGTAGCTTTTCTCCCCATTCTCACAGCCACTTCACTCCAGGTAAGCTCTTCAAAGATCTTATACCTGATAATCCGCTGCATTCTCTGCGGTATCGTGTTCAGCCATGCCTCCACATCATGCTTGATCCGTTCCGCAGTCTGCAACCGCTCTTTCAGGATCTCTTCCAGCCGGTCCAGCTCATCCGGATCCTTTACTACAGGATATGCCAGACCTTCGATATGAAACGTCTGCGGTGTGTAAGGGAACTCATGTGAAGAACCTTTCACTGCATCCTGTTCAATCCTTTTTCTGGCTTTCTTAAGCTTCAGGATCTCCTTTTTGGTATCTTCCACCTGGGCGCATGCATCTATGTACTGCACTAGAATCTGCTTGTCCAACGGTATCACCTCATTCCTGCTCTTGGTTTGTATGTACGTTCTCCCAGAAGATATTCCTCTTCCTTCCTCTGTTGACCTAGAAGCTGCCGTAACCGGTTTAAGGTATCCCTGTTCTTCTGATCCTCGAAAAACTTCACCAGCTTCTCGTTCATCTTTGCCATATCTTTATTAATTCGCCTGGTTCTTCTGCTCTGTTGAAGGCTTGTTGCAATCCGGTTCCTTTCGTTCCGGTCCTTGGCAAATTCCATTTCATGAAGAAAGTCCTGGAGACGCTTGTCCTCTTCAACGACCTTATCGCAAGCATACCTGTATTCTAAAATGCTCTCATCATAGTAGCTTAGAAACTCTTCCAGAGCCTGCGCCGGTGTCTTTCTCTTACTCATCTGGTATCCTCCGTAGCTCCGGATTCTGGCAGAGGCTTGTCCCCGCATAGGCTGGCATCCTGGCTGACCAGGTTGTAGGCTTCGGCCCGTTAATGATCGCATGGTCTGATGCGGCTATGGCACTTTTTCTTTGCAGCTGGTTTGCCTTTCTCTGGGCCTCTGACTTTACTAATCCCATTCTTTATGTCCTCTCCCTTCTTGCGTATGACAGCTATCACATACTCCACGTTGGGATTTACTCGTTTCCACATTACGCTGCTTTGCCGGTATGCTTCCGGTCTTTTCTTTCCAGGTACAGCTTTACCAGCGTGTAGATCTGACGGAGGAACAGGCTGTCTTCTATGTGGCTTATATTCTGGATGATATACTGCTTTACATGTTTGTTATTCATAGACTATCTCCTTTAAATTTCAGTTTTACTGACTACCACATGTAGTATTTTTCCATTTCTCATAACATTTTTTACATCCGTAGGCAGGGTAATTGTGCTATTTCTCCACTTTCAATATCTGTTTCAAAAAAATCGGTATCCTGTTCATAATTACCGCAAAGTGATTTTCCTCCTACAAAACAATGAAACTTTGCAAGAGGATGTACCCAGTTTGGCTTACCCACTAAAACTCTTTCTCTAACTGGCAATTGCCATACAGGCATCATACTACCCATAGTATTTTCATAAATCTTTCCTCCCCTGATAGTTCCGAAAATCTTAATTCACGCAGTTTTTACAATCTAGTTCCATACGCCACCTCCTCGCACAATCTTAATTTACCTTCCTTGTGTTTCCACAACATTTAATATTTTTTCAACTGCCTTTTCCCAAAATTCCCGGGCAAATCTTCAACTGTACAAACAACATCTTCGTCTAAATCTATAACGGTCGCATCATCGCATTGGCAGCTATGACAACCATTTTCTTGCAGAACTTCATCCGCTATTTCTCGGACAGTTTCTGCTGTTCCGCTGAATTCGCACCCCAACGAACAAAACTCTCTTAGTTCTTCCATATCCTTTTTTGATAATTTTGCCACTATTATTTCTCCCTCCAAATTCTTATTTATTACAACAAATATCATTCGTCCTCCAGCCATCTGTTATCCAAATAGCAGAATCCGTATACCGCCGCCCCTATAACAATAATCCACACTATCCAGAATCCAACTATCATCGCCGTACTACTGCTTACCATATAATCCACTGCACCGTCTATTGTGTCTGCCTGAATAAATGAGCTGCCATTGCTTATCGTGTTGTCTTTCAGTTCCGTATAAATAACACCATCGTAGGCGGTGTCTATGACATAATATTTATATCGCATACGGCTTGATTTCTTCTGTGTGTCGAGATGATAGTCTCCCGGCATGGATATTGTGCCGTATGGAAACTCTACGCCAAGAAATGATACCTTTTCACTGTGTTTTTCCCAACTATCGTAATAATCCCATGAATAGTAGACCTCTGTTGTGTAATATGTGTGGGATTTTCCGTTTACCGTGGTCGTATGCGCTACCTGTCTGGTGTGTCGGTTGTAATGTTCCTCCTGGACTTTGATATAGGCATACTCGCCCTCAATATCAGAGTCAGTAACCGGATCCACAACAGATATAGTTCCTTTCACAAACGCATTTCCGACATTGGTTCTCATGCCATATTGGAACTGTTCTGCATCATTATCGATCTTAATTGCCTGATAGTATTCCTCATTTTTGTTGTCACATGAGGAAGAAATCTTTTCACTAATGAAAAACCCACTCGTAAGCATGATAAGGATAATGACGATACTAAACATGAATTCTCGAACCGTCAAATCCCAACCACTGCCGGAGTAGATTATCGTGCTCACTTTTCTCATAGGCTTATTCTCCAAACAGATTGCTTACCGATTGCCTGTCCTCTGCACTGTATTCCAGATATGAATAATTGATAACCTCATATCCCATCATACCTAAAATCTGTTTATGAGGGAATTTACGCACATATTTCTTGTATGCCCGGACTTCATTGTTGTAAGACTGTCTGTACTGTGCAATCAGATTTTCAGTCGTAGACAATTCATTCATAGCTCTTTGTAATTTTCATTCGATTTCAGTTCCGGGTACTGTTCTGCAACCGCAGCAATGGAAGTTTGTGACATTCTCAATATCCACGCCGCCATTATTCCTTGCATCAACAACTGCCAGAAGTGTATCCGCTTCGTGTTTGTCGTATTTCTTTCATCACAGTCTACCAGATTATAACTAGGTCTGTTCTGCGTTTCTCCTGCGTCTGCACATCAGAATCTGCCGTAAGAACCTGTTCCTCTAATGAGATGGCTCTGTTGTTTGTGGTCACGAAAATTCCTGTAATCAGTACTACAAATGCGACTACAATTCCGGCAATAATCCATGTTCCTTTATTCTTCAT